TGTGCCGTTGTCTGAGATCGGAGCTGCCCAAGCTGCTACGGGGGAAAAGGGGGCTTGACAGCCCCCTCTGGCACAGTTATATACTTGTTCTAACTGTGCCAGTTGACACCAATCCCTATCCCAATGAGAGTTGGGTAGGTTTTTTGAAAGGAAGGTTTGTATGCGTCCAGTTCGTAGAAGTGGTGTGTCTAAGCGTAAGTCGGCTCGTACGTTTCGTAAACATACGATGAAGACTAAGTCCGCTAACATGCGTGGTCCAATGCGTGGTGGTTTTAGGTTCTAATGTGTACTTCACCAATTCAGGCATGGCAGACTGTCCATGGTGAGGTTGTGTTTCATGAGAGCGCCAGGCTCGATATAAGTCGCTCCCTCACGCTGCCATGTGGGCAGTGCGGTGAATGTCGGCTTGAGCGCTCTCGCCAATGGGCGACGCGGTGTATGCATGAGGCCCAGATGCATGAAGAGAATTGTTTTTTGACGTTGACGTATGCGGATGAACATCTTCCGCATGATTGGTCGTTAGACCATAGAGATTTTCAGAATTTTGTTAAGCGGTTGCGTAAGTCGCTTGGTAAGAAGAAGATTAAGTTCTACATGTGTGGAGAGTACGGTGAGAAGTTTGATAGGCCGCATTTTCACTGCGTTTTGTTTGGTCATGATTTCGCTGATAAGTATCCCTGGCGTAAGTCCCCCGCCGGTTGTTTACAGTATCGAAGCGATGCCTTGGAGCAGTTATGGCCGTTTGGTAATGTGGAGATTGGAGATGTTACTTTTGAGAGTGCTGCGTATGTTGCCAGGTATGTGATGAAGAAGGTCAACGGTCCGTTGGCCGATCACAGTGGGCACTATCAATTTTGTGATTTACAGACTGGTGAGTTGATGAGCAAGCGTCCTGAGTACAATCAGATGTCGAAAGGGCTTGCAAAGAGTTGGTATGAGAAGTATAAAGACGATGTTCGTAATGGTGATTACGTAGTTGTTCGTGGTCATCAGTGTAAGGTTCCTCGGTACTATGATAAGTTGTTGCAGGCCGAGGATCCCGAGGAATTCGAGCTGGTTAAGGCTCGAAGGGCGCAGCGGGCCCGGGATCGGTTTGATCCCGAAGAACAGACTCCTGAGAGGGATCTTGTTCGTGCTAAGGTCCTCAACGCTAAGTTGAGGTATTTGAAACGTGAACTAATGTGAGGTAGTCATGAAGACTGTTATTTGTTCTGTTAAGGATCGAGCTGCTGAGGCGTTTGGTCGTCCTATGTTTGTTCCTTCTGTTGGTGTTGCTATTCGCGGTTTTACTGATGAGGTAAACCGCAATGATCCTAATAATCAGATGTATGCTCATCCTGATGATTTTGATTTGTATGAGATAGGTACATTCGATGATGAGACTTGTATCATGGAATGTTTGGAGCGGCCTAAGGTAATTGCTCTTGGTAAGCAGGTAGCGATTCGATAGGTCTATACCCCCAGTGATGGGGGTTTTTTTTTGGAGGATGTTATGCATCGCAATAAGTCGGTGAGTGTTCACCAGTTTGCAATGATTCCGAAAGCGGAAATTCCGCGTTCGAAGTTTAAGGCTCAAAAGACGTACAAGACTACTTTTGATGCTGGTTATCTTGTGCCTATCTATTGTGATGAGGTGCTTCCGGGTGATACGTTTAATCTTAAGATGACGGCGTTTGCTCGTTTGGCTACGCCTTTGTTTCCAATCATGGACAACATGCATTTGGATTCATTTTTCTTTTTCGTTCCCAATCGTCTGATTTGGCAGAATTGGCAGAAATTTATGGGAGAACGTTATCCAGATCCTGATTCTTCTATTGATTATGTGGTTCCTACTTGTGAGTCGCCTGTAGGCGGTTATGACGTAGGTTCGCTGCAGGACTATATGGGTTTGCCTACTGTAGGTCAGGTTGCAGCTGGTGAGACTGTTACGCACTGTAATTTTTGGCCACGTGCGTATAACTTGATTTTCACGGAGTGGTTCCGGGACCAGAACATGCAGGATTCGCCGGTGAATGATATTGGCGATGGTCCGGATGATTTTGCTGACTATACGTTGTTGCGTCGGGGTAAGCGGCATGATTATTTTACGTCTGCTCTGCCTTGGCCTCAGAAAGGCGATGCAGTTACATTGCCGTTGGGGACTTCGGCCCCAATTTATACTGGTGCGGCTACTGATGGTGAACTGACAGTTCAGAGCACCAATCCGGCTTTGACCGGTTTTTATAAGATGGCTACGTCTGATACAGGTGGTAGTTATCTGAGATTTAAGGACGATGCAGGGTCGTCGTCTAATGCTCTTTTTGCTGATTTGAGCCAGGCTACTGCTGCGACTATTAATCAGTTGCGTCAGAGTTTTCAGATTCAGAAGTTACTTGAAAGGGACGCTCGTGGAGGTACTAGGTACACAGAAATCATTAGGGCTCATTTCTCTGTTATCAGCCCTGATGCTCGTCTCCAGCGTCCTGAGTATCTTGGTGGTGGTTCCACTACGATTAGTGTCAATCCTATTGCTCAGACCTCCGGTACTGGAGCGTCTGGTACGTCGAGTCCTCTCGGTAACCTTGCGGCTATGGGCACGGCTTTGGCCCATGGGCATGGATTCACTCAAAGTTTTACTGAGCATGGTGTAATTCTTGGTCTTGTGAGTGTTCGTGCTGATTTGACTTATCAGCAAGGTTTGCAGCGTATGTGGAGTCGTTCTACTCGTTACGACTTTTATTTTCCTGCTTTCGCCATGTTGGGCGAACAGGCGGTTCTCAATAAAGAGATTTATTGTGATGGTTCGGCTACTGATGATGAAGTGTTTGGATATCAGGAGCGTTGGGCTGAGTATCGTTATAAGCCCAGTCAGATTACAGGTTTGTTTAGGTCTACTTCCGCTGGTACGTTGGATGCTTGGCATCTTTCACAGCGGTTTGATTCGGTTCCAGCTCTTAATGATTCGTTTATTCAGGACACTCCTCCTGTTGATCGTATTGTTGCGGTTGGTGAAGAGGCTAACGGTCAGCAGTTTTTGTTGGATGCGTTTTTTGACGTTACTATGGCTCGTCCGCTGCCGATGTACTCTGTACCTGGTTTGATTGATCATTTCTGATGTTAAATTGACCGGGGCGTCTGGCGGAGCCAGGCGTCTCGGAATAAGGAGTTGGTTATGATGAGTGGTTTCAATCCTTTAGCTTTTCTTGGTGATTTGTATGGTGGAGTTCAGCAGCGTAATTTGCAGCGAGCTCAGTTCGATTCTCAGATGGGTTTTACTGAGCGTATGGCTAATACCACGTATCAACGTGGTGTTGCTGACTTAAAGGCTGCTGGTCTTAACCCTATGTTGGCTTATCAGCAGGGCGGTGCTCCTGCTCCTAGTGCTCCACCATCTAGTAATTTTCAAAATACTGTTGGTAGTGCCATTACTAAAGGAATGGCTGCTGAGTTAAATTCAGCTCAGGTTGCGGCTACTCAGGCGCAAGCTGCTAAGACGATGGCTGAAGAGTCTAATGTTAAGGCTGATACTGGCCTTAAATTGACTCAACAGCAGATCTCTGCTTTTGGTGCTATTAAGGCTTTTAATGATGCTGCTATATCCGCTAGTACTGCTAAGTATGCGGATGATCTTTTTAAGAGCCAGGCTGATAAGGCTGGTTATGAGGCTTTGCGTAGTAAGTTTGCTTTGCCTGAAGCTCAAGCTTCTGCAGATATGTTTACTGATAATCCTTGGTTGACGTGGGTTAATCCTGTTTCAACCATGGTTACTTCAGGTGCCGGTGCTCTTAAGTCTATTTTGGATCCTTTTAATTTGTTTAAAAAGGCTCCTGTTTTTAATTATGGCAATTGGGGCCGAGGCGCCAAGTTGCCTACTCAACGTTGAGGTGAGATATGGAATTGCGTCAGCCGTATAAGTATGATCGTGATGAGCTGTCTAAGCGGACAGCGTTTAGGTCTGTTGGTCCTACGAGGACTCAACAGAATTTTAAGGAAGAGTGTGATATCAACACGATCATGAGGAAGTTTGCGGTAACGGGGCAAATAGCCCCTCCAAGCCGTTTACCGCAGTATGGTGACTTCACAGGTGTGACCGACTATAAGTCGGCTCTAGAAGCCGTTATGGCGGCTTCTGAGGCTTTTTATGATTTGCCGGCTGCTGTTCGTTCGTTTTTTGCGAACGACCCGGCTGCGTTTGTTGATTTTTGTGGTGATGAGTCCAATCGCGATAAGGCGATTGAACTCGGTTTGGTAGCTGCAGGCGAGGCCCCGGCCAAGCCTGTGCCGTTGTCTGAGATCGGAGCTGCCCAAGCTGCTACGGGGGAAAAGGGGGCTTGACAGCCCCCTCTGGCACAGTTATATACTTGTTCTAACTGTGCCAGTTGACACCAATCCCTATCCCAA